GCCGGTAATTCAAAACCAGATTCTAGTGGTGGTGATGGGACTGCAAATACTGGCGGTGGTGGAGGTAGCACCGGAAGTGGTTCTCCATTCACTGGTGGTTCTGGTGGTTCTGGTGTAGTAATAATAAGATATAAAGTTGCATAATTATGACAAGTACAATTAAAGTAAACAATGTTCAAAACCAATGTGGTCAAAACATTATTAACGAGAATAGTAATACAATTACTATTGGCGCTAGTGGTGATACAGTTGCATTAGCATCAGGCGCATCACAAACAGGTTTTGGTAGATCAGGTTCAGTAAACTATCAAACAAGTATTAAAACAACAAATTTCACAGCAGTTTCTGGTGAAGGTTATTTTGTGGATACATCATCAGGAGCTATAACTGTAACGCTTCCTTCATCTCCAAGCGCAGGCTCTATTGTAGCTATAGTGGATTATGCAGGAACATCAGGCAATAACAAAATCACAATAGGAAGAAATGGATCTAATGTTGAAGGATCTGCTGTTGATGGTGAAATATCAACAAATAGAGAAGCTAAAACATTAGTTTATGCAGATGCAACACAAGGATGGGTTTCGGTTGCGGATAATACAACAGAAACTCAAGCTGCTGCATATATAGCAGCAACAGGTGGTACTGTTTCAACAGTTTGTACAGATTTTAAAGTTCATACATTTACAGGACCAGGTACATTTTGTGTAAGTAATGTAGGTAATTCAGCAGGGTCAAATAAAGTTTCTTATGTAATTGTGGCTGGTGGTGGAGGAGGCGGTTATGAAGGTGGTGGTGGTGCAGGAGGGTTTAGAGAATCTAGAGCACCCACTTGTAGTTATTCATCCTCACCCATAGCAATAACTGGTTCTTGTGGTGGAGTAACTGTTTCATCGGGACCTAACGCAATAGTCGTAGGGGGTGGAGCATCAGGGATAACAAGCAGTGCACCAGCTTTGGCTAAAGGTAATGTATCATCGGCTTTGGGACTTACAGCAGCTGGTGGAGGTGGTGGAAAAAATTCAGGCACTCCAGTAACAAATGCGTGTGGAGGATCAGGAGGAGGAGGTGCATCATCGGGACCCCTTAATGCAGGAGCAGCAGGAAATATTCCTTCAGTTAGTCCAGCACAAGGTTTTCCAGGTGGTAATTATCTACCAGCAGGTAATCCTGGCGCTTCAGTAAACACAGCGGGTGGTGGAGGTGGAGCAACTGCTAGAGGTTTTGGTTTAGCTTGTACTGATAGTGGTAATGGTGGAGCTGGAGCATCTACAAGTATTACAGGAAGTTCAGTCGCAAGAGCTGGTGGCGGTGGTGGTGGAGTTAATCCACCAAGTCCTGCAAAACCAGGAGGAACTGGTGGTGGTGGTGAGGGAAGATCAGGAGCTGGAGAATCTGCTAGTGCTAACACAGGTGGTGGTGGAGGTGGTTCTTGGAATAATACAGGTGGAAATGGGGGTAGTGGTATAGTAGTAATAAGGTATAAATTTCAAAATTAATTATGAGTGAAATAAAAGTAAATAAAATTAGTCCGAGAACAAATTGTGGAACAGTTACATTAGGAGATAGTGGTGACACTATTACAATTCCTGCTGGTGCAACAATTACAAATAATGGAACGCAAACAGGTTTTGGTAGAGAAGGTTCTGTTGATTGGCAAACAGGATCAATTAAAACAGCCTCTTCTTTTACTGCAGTATCTGGCGAAGGTTATTTTGTAGATACATCTAGTAATGCTATTACAGCAAATTTACCTGCAGGATCAGCAGGAGCAATAGTCGCTTTTTCGGATTATGCAAGAAATTTTAATACAAATAATTTAACAGTAGCACCTAATGGATCAGAAAAAATTGGTGGGATAGCAGCCGATATGATATTAGATGTTAATGGTCAAGCACTTACTTTAGTTTATGTTGATGGAACTAAAGGTTGGATTAATGTTCAAAATGCTGAAGATACCGAGACAGGAGTAAATTTTCTAACAGCTACTGGTGGAACAGAGTCAACTTCAGGTAATTTTAAAATTCATACATTCACAGGACCTGGAACTTTTACAGTTAATACTATAAGTCCTGTTGCTCCTAATAACACTGTAGATTATTTAGTTGTAGCTGGCGGTGGGAGCGGAGCGTATTTTGGTGGCGGAGGTGGTGCTGGTGGTTTAAGATATTATGCAACTGGTTTACCCTCTCCTGCACCTGCAACACCAATTAACAATAACTCTCCTGCACCTGGCACATCTATTGCTGTAACAGCATCTGCTTTTCCAATCACTGTTGGAGCCGGTGGTGCAAAACAACCCAGTACACCTAATAACGGAAATAGTGGATCAGCTTCATCATTTTCAACTGTAACCTCCGCAGGTGGTGGAGGAGGTGGAGCTTACGCTCCATCAACAGGTAATAATGGACTAGATGGTGGATCAGGTGGTGGAGCAGGTAATGGAGAAGGTAGTCCTGGTGGAAATGGAGGATCAGGAAATACTCCTGTTGTTAGTCCAATTCAAGGTAATCCTGGTGGAACAGCTGGTAAAAGACAACCAGGACAGCCTACTTATGGAGCTGGTGGAGCTGGTGGTGGAGCTATGGCTGCAGGAGCGGGTGTTCCTACAAATTGTGGAGCTAGTCCAGCAGGAACTAATGGAGGTGTAGGTGCTGGATTTACATGCGGACATTTTGGTTCTTCAAATGGTCAATGCTCTTCTTGTGTACAATATTTTTCAGGTGGTGGAGGCGGAACAAGTTCTGCTGGACCTGTTGGTGGGTCTGGTGGTTTAGGTGGTGGTGGACAAGCTGCGCCAAATCCTTCAGCTCCTAATACTAATGTTGGTATTGATGGAACTGCTAACACTGGTGGTGGAGGCGGTGGAAATAGAGGTGGTCCAGCTGAAGGTGCCGGTGGATCTGGTATAGTAGTAATAAGGTATAGGTTTCAATAGGTTGAATGATATGGAAAATTAATATATAAGGAGAAATATTATGGCACATTTTGCAAAACTAGGAGCTAACGGAAAAGTTATTCAAGTTTTAACTATGGATAATGATAAGATGTTGAATG